TATCAAGAACACATTAAGCAACTAATTTTATTTTAAACAAAATGGCACAAATGACAAAAGCAGATCAACTTCTAGGAATTGATGCTGGCAAATTCTTCGATGATCCCCTTGGTTGGGCTGCATATTCCTTTGATTGGAGTGGTGACCCTTCAATGCAGATCGTAAAGACTCCGGAGAAATACAAACATATCTGGAAAAGTGAATATGGATTAGATGAATGGGCGATGGATTTGCTTTCAGATTGGGAAAAAGCAATCAAAGTCAATGGATTTAATGGCAAAAAAGCAGTCAAGGCCTTTCAAGCAGCTATAACCTCCGGACATGGTATCGGGAAAAGTACGCTGACGGCTCTAATAATCCTCTTCATTATGTCAACTCGTCCCAATTCGAAGGGAATAATCACCGCCGGAACTTCTGACCAGCTCCGAACTAAGACATGGGCCGAGCTAGGAAAGTGGAAAAAGCGCTGTGTCTTTGGCCATTGGTTTGAATATAACAACGGAAAGGGTAACATGAACCTTTACCACAAGGATTATCCGGAAGCGTGGAGAGCTGATGCGATGACTTGCCGTGAAGAGAATTCAGAATCCTTTGCTGGTTTACACGCTGCGACTGCCTCACCTTTCTTTATTTTCGATGAAGCCTCCGCAATACCCAATTCGATTTGGGATGTGGCCGAGGGTGGAATGACAGATGGAGAGCCTTTCTGGTTTGCATTTGGAAACCCCACAAGAAACTCTGGTCGATTCCGTGAATGTTTCAGGAAATTTCGCCACCGTTGGCTTAATCGTTGCGTTGATAGTCGAGATGTTCAGATCACCAACAAAGAGAAGATCAAAGAATGGGAAGATGATCACGGCGTGGACTCGGATTTCTTCAAGGTTCGTGTCAAAGGAGTCTTTCCATCTCAATCAATCAAGCAATTCTTCCCAGAAGACATCACCGATGCAGCACGAGGAAGACAAATCAAGCCTCACCAATACACATTTGCACCAAAAGTCCTCACCGTTGATCCAGCTTGGGAAGGTGACGATGCGATTGAGATTGGTTTGTTGCAAGGATTGGTCTTCAAACTACTCAAAACTATTCCTAAAAATGACAATGATGTTGATATTGCGACGATTGTTGCTCAATTGGAAGATACTCATCAAGCCGATGGAGTCAATATTGATGCTGGTTATGGCACAGGGATTGTCTCAATTGGTAGAACATGGGGGAGAGATTGGAATCTAATTTGGTTTGCTGGTAAGTCTCCGGATGAAGGATATTTGAACATGAGAGCCTACATGGCAGGCATGGGGAAGAAGTGGTTGATCGAGGGTGGTTGTCTTCCGGACAATGACGAGCTTTATTCTGACTTGCAAAATACAGAAACCGTTTCAAATATGTCGGGGAAGATTCAACTTGAAAGCAAAAAGGACATGAAGGCAAGGGGTCTAAGATCACCTAACAAGATGGATTCTTGGATGCTGGGCTTCGCTCTGCCGATTACAAAGAAGGTAACTCTAGTGACGGGACAGCAAGGACAGGACGAGGTTTGTGACCAAATGGATGATTGACAATTAAAAAGAGTTTGCATTTAGCAACAACTAGAGATAAAATCTCATTGTAAATAAATTTTATGAGCGGACGGGCTAATTAAAATTATATAAACATTATGTGTACAGTAAGCGCTCCGTCAATTCCTACCCCTCCTCCTCCTCCTCCTGAACCAATACAATCAACCGAGGTAACAGCCGAAGCAAGCAAGGCTAGATCGGAACAAAAATCAAAGTCAAATAGGAATCAAGGAAGAAAATCAACGATTCTTACTGGCGCTCAAGGCCTTCAAGACAAAGCGAAAACAGCAGGCAAAACCTTATTAGGACAATAATTTATGCAACTAGGCGCAAAAGTAATGAACAGATTCAAGTCGCGTTTAAAGGCTTTGAAGAGTGAATATAACACTTTCGAATCTCATCATCGCGAGTTGGCCGAATATAACCTGCCACGAATTGGTCGCTGGTTATCTTCTGATACCAATAAAGGCGGAAAGAAGAATGGCAAGATCATTGACAACACCGCGAAGATGGCCCTTGGGGTTTTGTCTTCCGGTATGATGTCAAATCTTACTTCTCCTGCTCGCCCTTGGTTCAATCTTGCTCATCCAGACCCAGACATGCAGGAAAGAAAGGCTGTAAAAGTTTGGAATAAGATTGTAATGCAACGCATGAATGCAGTCTTTACCCGTTCAAATCTTTATGATTCTTTGCCTAGATGTTATTCCGAGCTTGGTTTATTTGGAAATGCAGCGGTTGGAGTATTTGAAGATGAAGATGACACAATTTTCACACAAACTTACACTCAAGGCGAATATTGGATTGCTAATGACAAGAAGGGAATCGTCAACACCTTTGGCCGTGAATATCGTTTGACGGTTGGCCAAGTTGTTGAAAAATATGGTGAGGATAAAGTCTCATCTTCCATCAAAGATCAATATAATCGTGGCGCTCTTGATTCATGGGTTGACCTTTGTCACCTTGTTGAGCCAAATGTTGGAAGAGATTTAACCAAAATTGATTCAATCAATAAACCTTTCCGCGATGTTGTTTGGGAAAAGTCCGCAGATTCAAATGTTTTAAGCTTCAAAGGTTATGAAGAGTTCCCAATTCTTGTGCCTAGATGGGATTTAAACTCTGGTGATGTTTATGCTTCATCTTCACCCGGAATGGATGCTCTAGGTGATGCCAAACAATTACAATTACACGAGAAGAGAAGTTCAGAAGCGGTGGAAAAGATGGTTCGCCCTTCAATGGTTGCTGATCCTACCATGAGAAATAAGCACAAATCCCAATTACCGGGTGGCGTGACTTACTCTTCATTTGTAAATGGTCGCCCCGGATTCCAAGAAGCTTATCGAGTTGATTTAAGGCTTAATGAACTTGAGCAAAAATCAGAACAAATCAGATCAAGAATAAGAGCAGCTTATTTCACAGATCTTTTCCTTATGCTTTCCAATTCAGATCGTCGTCAAATTACCGCGACCGAGATTGAAAAGAAGTATGAAGAGAAATTATTGATGCTTGGGCCAGTTCTTGAGAGATTAAATAAAGAATTACTAGACAGATTAGTAAACAGAACTTTCAATATCATGTGGAGAAGAGGCGAGATCCCTGCTCCACCGCCAGAATTACATGGCGTTGATATGAAAATTGAATATGTGTCCGTGTTACACCAAGCGCAAAGAGCGGTTGGAGTTTCTGCGGTGGATAGATTGATGGGCTTCGCGGCTAACATCATCAATTTAAATCCATCTTCAAGACACAAACTGAATTTTGACCAAACCATTGATGATTATTCATTGATGCTAGGAACGAATCCATCCCTTATCAGAAGTGATGAGGAGGCCCAACAGCTCGTTGAAGCAGAAGCGCAAGCCCAGCAACAACAGCAGCAAGCCATGATGGGAGCAGAAGCGGCAAAGACTATTAAGGATTTGTCACAAGCTCAAGGAGCGAATGGAAACGCTCTTGAATCCCTTATTAACCAAACACAATAATAAAAATGACGAGTAAAACTAAACTGACGAAAGCACAGAAAGCTAAAATGGAAGAGTTAAGAGCCAAGAATGGCCCGACTCCAAGTGAGCTTCGTGATAAATACAAAGGCCTTAAAATCTTTGTGGCAATACCTTCTGGGACTATGGTTCATGCTGATTTTGCAATGTCTTTGGCTGCATTATCTAACCACACGACCTCTGTTAATTTAAGAATTGCCTTAAATAACACAAAGGGCGCGGAGATTGCTCACAGTCGCAACACTCAAATTGCACAAGCGGAACAAATGGGTGCAACTCATATCGTATTTATTGACTCTGACATGGTATTTCCACCAATCACGATTCAAAGATTCATCGATGTGATGATTGATACTGCAAAAGGTGAGGGACAATCATTGCCTCCCGTGAAGATCTTAGGTGCTACCGTGCCAAAAAGACGCTTCCCGTATTGCCAAGTTGCTAAAGGTTTGGATGGTGAGAGATTATCAATTCAACCAAACGAACAAAGAGGAGTTACCGAGATTTCAGAAATTGGAACAGGGCTTTTGATGTTTGAAATGAGTGTCTTCAAAGAACTTGCTCAACCTTATTGCTCGCCTTACTACAAGAACGGCAAGGATGGCAAGCCAGATTTGATGCAAAGAGTGAGTGAAGATTTATCACTTATCTACAAATTGAAAGATTTAGGTCACAAGATTTATTGTGATATTCCTCTTTCAATGGACACAAAGCACATTGGCGATGTTCAATTTGACAATACCAGTGAAGATTTTTTTGCAGATGCAATCGAATTGAGACGCCAGAAAGGTCAAGAGATGCTTAATCAATTCCTGAAAGATCAAAAGGAAGCCAAAGAGAAGGCAGAAAAAATGATTGGGGGTGAAGATGTCAAATAAAGATCTGACTCCATTTGAGGAATTAAAGGCAGAGAAGAAGCAGGAGGCGGACACTACGAATCAAGAAAGAGATGACTTGAGGAAGGTTCTTTCTACTGCGGAAGGCCAGAGATTGATTTATAGGCTCTTTGAATTTAGTGGAATTTATCGCAATGCTTATTCCGGAGACAGACATTCGACTGATTACAACTGTGGAATGCAGGCAGTCGGACAGTTTCTTTTGGAAGAAGCAATGGATGCTAACCCTCAAGGAACTTCTGCAATTATTATTAAAAATAAAACGAAAAAATAATCATGGACAAGAACATAAAACAAAATTTTACCAAAGGCAGTATCGCTAAAGAATTGGGCGATAGACCGGAAAGACCAATAAGAAAAAAGAGAATCCCTGCGGATGAGTTGATAAAACTTCAAGCGTGGGAAACTCATTTCTATAATTGCCAAGAAATTTCCCTGAAAAAATCAATAGAGTTCGGAATGTTAGCGCAAATTATGCTCTTTCTTACCAGCGCATTGTTGCTTCATAGCTACAATAAGGAAGCTTATTTGATTGCGATGTTGGCCAGTATCGCCAGCGTGGCCCTTTCCTACTTCGCACAAGTGAAATTCACCACAGCGAAGAATAACATCGGACAGGCTTTGAGAATTGGTGCATTTGCTTCATTCATGATTGCAAGTGGATCGATTATTTGCGGCTTTATTACATTTATTAATTAAAAGAACGAGGAATTATTATGCCAAACGAAAACACAAACAACGCAGCAACAACAAATGATGACGCTGCGAACAAAGATTCTTCTTCTAATGTAGCCGATACAATGTATCCGGATGCAAAGGAAGATGATAATGGCACTAGTGATGATAGTGCCGACAACAAGGATCAAGGGAAATCTGATGACCCGTCCGATACCGCAGACGAAGGAGATAAAGACGATGAGTCCTCCGATGAGTCCAAGGATGGTGACGATAAAAAGATAAGCTACGATGATGTTGTTTTACCTAGCGACCTCCCAGAAGGGATGGAAGTTGATCAAGGCTTACTAGATGGCGTCAAAGAGATAGCCGGAAAACACAAACTTTCGAAAGAAGCTGTGCAAGACTTGGTTGATGGATATTCTAAAAGGATGAATGACTCTGATAATACTTTAAAAGATCAGTGGTCAGAAATTGAGCAAGGTTGGATCAAATCTGCCAAGACCGATAAGGAAATTGGCGGCGAACGCTTTGAGGCCTCTGTGAAGAAAGCCAATGTAGCGCTGGAAAAATTTGGAACTCCTGAACTTAGAGAAGCTTTAGATCAGACTCGCCTTGGAAATCACCCGGAGATGATTCGGTTGATGGCTAAGATTGGGGATGCTATCAGTGAAGGTGGATCATTTGAGAAAGGTGGAAACGCTGCTCAATTGCCTGCTTCTGACATTATGTATGACAACAAATCATCGTAATAAACTTTTTATTAACTTAATTTAAATAAATAATTATGGCTGCTATTAACCAAACAAATCTTTCCTTTGCCGACTGGGCGAAGAGAGTCGACGAAAACGGCAAAGTGCCTTATATCGTTGAAATCCTTAGCCAAGCTAACGAGCTAATGGAAGACGCTATCGTTAAAGAGTCTAACGGTGCAACATCTCATAGAACGACTATCCGCTCTGGCTTACCTGCTGGAACATGGAGACGCCTTAACTATGGTGTGCAACCAGAAAAATCAACAACTGTCCAAGTTGATGATTCTATTGGTATGTTAGAAACATATTCTGAAACAGATAAATCTTTAGCTGACCTTAACGGGAATGTAAAAGAATTTAGATTATCAGAAGATGTAGCTTTCATTGAAGGGTTAGGCCAAACTTTAGCTTCTACGCTAATTTATGGTGACACTTCTGTTGATGCTGAAAAATTCATGGGTTTATCTCCAAGATTTAGCTCAACAACTGCAACCAATGGCGGTCAAATTCTAAGTGGTGGTGGTACTGAAAGTGCAAACACTTCTATTTGGTTGGTAACATGGGATGACAATATTTGTCATTTAATCTTCCCTAAAGGTCAAAAAGCTGGTTTAGAGTCTAACGACAAAGGACAAGTAACAAAAGAGCATGCGACTAAAGGAACTTACGAGATTTACAGAACTCATTTCAAATGGGATGTTGGTTTATCTGTAAGAGATTGGAGATTTATTGTTCGTATTGCTAATATTGATATTGGTGATCTTACAAAAGACGCTGCAACTGGTGCTGATCTAATCGATTTAATGGCTCAAGCTATTGAATTGCTTCACACTCAAGGGCGTGGCAAACAAGTCTTCTATTGTAACCAAAAAATCAAATCATTCTTACGCAGACAGATTTCAAACAAAGTGGCTAACTCTACTTTGATGATGGAAAATGTAGCTGGTAAGCATGTAATGACTTTTGACGGGATTCCAGTTAGAAGAGTTGATGCGATTCTGAACACAGAGGCCGTTGTAAGCTAAACCTTTTATTAACATTTAATTAAAAAATATCATGATTATAGATTACGAAAACGAACTTAGTGACGATCAAGCCGTTACTGATACTGCCGTTTCCACTAACTACATTGACTTTGGCGATGCTAAAGACCATGCAAAGGGAAACCCTCTAATGTTAGAAGTTGTGGTTGGCACAACTTGCACTTCTGGTGGCTCTGCTACCGTGACTTTTGCATTAGAAACCGATTCAACAACTACTTTCACACCAGATAAAAGCTTCTTGCTTGCCTCTGCTGTGCCAGTTGCGACTTTGGTTGCTGGTTATGTTGTTTATCGCGGATCAATCCCACAAGGATTGCTAAGATATGCTCAACTTAAATACACAGTTGCGACTGCGGATTTAACAGCCGGCACATTCTCTGCGAGAATCGTTGAAGCCTTCCAATCAAATGTGAATGGTTAGTCTTCTTGGGGTGGGGCTTTAATTGTCCCCACCCTTTTAATCATTAAAAAAACGAGGAAAATATTATGAAAAAAGAATTTAAAGTATTGCGGGATTGCTACTATGGCGAAGCAGGCGAAAAAGCCATCTTCTACAAAGCAGATGCGATTTACACTTCTGAAACATTGACAGAAGAAAAAGCACCAAAATTTCTTAAACTAATTGTAAAGAAAGTTGCACCGGTTGTATTAGCTCCACAACTTCCACATGCTCCAATTCTTCCAAAGAATGATGCAGGCAAAAATATGTCTTATAATGAGATGAAAAAATTCGTTGCTGAAAACGACATCGAAACCGAAAATATGAAAGGAGAAACACTTGCCCCAGCTATTATCGAATTCCTTGAAACTAAGGCTGAATTAGCTAAGGATGCAGCGAATGTTGAGCAAAAAGGTCAAGAGATAGCTTCCGAACTTGGAAACACTCCTGCCGCCCCTCTTACTGACGAAACAGCGCCAGATAAACCAATTACAAATGCAGAATAAAAATGGCAACTAAAACCTCAATCTTCAACATGGCCTTGACTCACATTGGAGCTAAGGCCTTGATCTCAAAATTAGACACGGACACCAGTAATGAAGCAAAAATTGGTCGCGTGTTTTATGATCAAGCGTTGCAATATTGCTTGTCCGAGGTTGATTGGGGTTTTGCCAGAAAGCGAGTTATCCTTGGCTTACTGGCCGAAACTGCTCCGGTTGATTGGGGTTTTGTTTACCAGTACCCGAATGACTGCCTAAAGGCTCGTGAAATATTCGATGGAGCAAGAAGAACTAAATTATTGAGAGTCCCTTTTGAGATTTCTTTGAGTGATGATGGGACATTAAGAACAATTTTGACCGACCAAGAGGCAGCAAAATTGAGATACACAAGAAATATTACCGACCCAAATCTCTTTCCACCGTCATTTGTGATGTCTTTGTCTTATTATTTTGCTTATCTGATTGCATATCCTTTGACCAAGAAGGCCAGCATTAGAGATATTCAATTGGAATATTACAAAGCTCACAAATTATTTGCAGAAGTTGCGAATGCCGAAGAGGAAGAGTGGGACGAAATGCCAGAGGGCGAATTTATAGCAGGGAGATAATGCCAATAGAAAAAACACAAGTATCATTTACAGGTGGAGAAATATCACCGACCCTTTACGCACACACTGACCTCGTTAAGTATGCAACAGGGCTTCGCACTTGTTTAAATTACATGGTTCAAATCCAAGGTGGCGTGTCAAATCGTGCAGGAATGGAATATTTGGCCAGACATAAAGATCACACAAAGAGATCAAGGCTTGTGCCTTTTCAATTCTCAATATCTCAAAGCTACATATTGGAATTCACCGAAAATATGGTGAGAGTTTTCAAGGATGGCGGCTTAGTATTAGAGCCAGCAAAGACAATTACCGCAATCACCAAGGCCAGCGTGGGAGTGATTACCGCAACTGCTCATGGATATGAGAATGGAAAATGGTTATGGTTAGATTCAATCGCCGGAATGACGGAATTAAATAATCGCTTCGTCAAAGTTGCTAACAAAACCACAAACACCTTTGAGATTACAGATCTTGACGATGTGAATATTGACACCACAAATTACACCACTTACACCAGCGGAGGTGACGCCTCATGTATCTTTGAATTGACCACAACCTATCTGGAAACTGATTTAAGGGTGATAACATACACCCAGAGCGCAGATATTATGACACTATGTCACCCGAGTTATGTTGAAAGCGAACTGTCTCGCACGCAGCATTACGCTTGGGGGCTTAATTCTATAAGTTGGGACCCATCTATTGCATGGCCAACCACCGTCGCCGGAACAGGAACATCAAGCGGCACGAGCTACACTTATGTTGTCACCGCAGTTGCCAGAGAAACCGGAGAAGAAAGCCTTGCAGGAACTCAAACAGCAAAAACTATTACCGCAATTACTAAAGCAAATCCCGGAGTTGTGACGATTGCTGGTCATGGTTGGGCGAATCTTGATGTTGTTAATCTTGCTTCAATCGGTGGAATGGTAGAATTGAATGGCGTGCGTGCCAGACTTGCCAGCGTGGCAACCAATACCTTTGCGCTAAAAGATGAACAAGGGGACAATATAGACACCACAAATTACACAACTTACACCTCCGGAGGGAATGCCTCTAAAACTTCCGTCGATGTAACCTCGACCGACTTGACTGATTCAAACACAATCACTTTGACTTGGGATGAAATACCAGCCGCGGAAAGTTACAATATTTACAGAAAGCAAAATGGGGTTTATGGCTTTATCGGAACAACGGAAGAAATGACTTTCACTGATAATAACATTGAGCCAATTCTTGATGATTCACCACCTAAAAGAAGAAGACCTTTTGATGGTGCAAATTACCCGGGCGCAGTAACATATCACAAACAAAGAAGAATTTTTGGTGGCCCAGATGCGAACCCACAGACATTTTATGGGACACAGGTTGGAAACTTCGCAAATATGAATAGAGCTGTCCCAGCAAAAGACAGTGACGCTTTTCAATTCACTTTGGATTCAGAGCAGGTGCAACAAATTCGCCATATCACCTCATTGAAAAAATTGATCATCTTCACTTCTGGGTCAACATGGTTGGTCAAAGGGAATGCAGCTTCAGAGATTATCACACCAACTTCGGTCGATTCAGATGAAGAATTCGTTGCCCCTTGCTCCCATGTTAGGCCTTTAAGGATTGGTCGTGATGTGATTTATTTGGAAGAAGGCGGAAAAGAAGTTTTATATCTGAATTATTCATTGGAAGCGGACGGGCTAGATGGTGAGAGTTTAACCCTCATATCATCCCACTTATTCAAGCGCAGAGAGATTGTTGAATGGGCTTATGCAAAGATACCTTATTCAATTATTTGGTGCGTGACGGACACCGGAGAGCTTTTAGCTTTAACATATAACAGAAAGCAACAAGTTTGGGCTTGGACAAGACATGAAACTGACGGGCAAGTGGAAAGTGTAGCAGTAATTTTGGAGGATAACGAATGGGGATATAAAGAAGATTTTGTTTATCTTTCAATAAAAAGAACTATTGGCGGCGCGACTAAAAGATTTGTTGAAAGATTGCACTCAAGAGATTTTAAATTAGTGGAAGATGCTTTCTTTGTTGATTCTGGATTGAGTCTTGATAACTGGAACGCCAACACAACCAGCGTGATGACATTGAGTGGAGGTTCGACTTGGGAAACAAGCGAGACTTTAACCCTCACAGAAAATGGAACATTATCACCTTTTGTTGTTGGAGATATTGGAAGAACTCTTGCATTGAGAATTGTAAATGGAGACGGAGACATAACCGACAGAATTCAAGTTGAAGTGACTGGCCACACCAGCTCGACTGTCTTGAGCGTAACACCAAGAACAATTGTCCCAGAAGCTTTGCGAACAGTGGCCACTACAAATTGGAGCTTTACTTTCATCACTTTATCGAACTTTGATCATTTGGAAGGAAAGACAGTTTCAATCCTAGCCGATGGCGATGTGGACACCCAGCAAGTCGTTACCAATGGGGCAATCACCCTAACAAATCCGACTTCAAAAGTTCATGCGGGGTTACCTTATAATTCTGATTTAGAAACCCTCGATGTTGACTTTACTCAAGCTGGCGTAGAAACTAAGACTAAGAAAAAAGGTGTTTCAGAGTTGACGGCAATCGTTGAGGAAAGCAGAGGATTATTTGCTGGCCCAGATGCCGACAACCTTAATGAATATCTGCAAAGAGAAGATGAAAATTACAACGAGCCAACTGCCCTATTAACAGGCAAGATGGAGCTGTCCATTACCCCAGATTGGGGCGATGGTGGACGAGTATTTGTAAGACAGAGCAACCCTCTTCCCCTCACAATTTTAGCAATTATACCGGAGGTAGAAGTCAGTGAGTAAAAAAAGAGCATTAGTCAGAAAGATCAAAAAAGAGGATATTGATTTTGTAATCAAAAATATTCGTGAAGCGGACAAGCGAGAAATAGAGGACGCCAGCGGTTTAAATTACAAAGATTGTCTCAACAGAATTTATGCAATGAACGATAACGCATGGACAGGACTTGCCGATGGTGAGATTGTTGCAATCTTTGGGGTGCAAATGGCCTCTTATATTACCGGAAACGGGATTCCTTGGATGATTTCCACTAAAGGAATTGAGAAACATGCCATTTTATTCACTCGTCATTGCAAGCCAGTCTTTAAAATGATGGTCAAGGATTGTAAAACCTTGATGAATTTTGTTGATGATAGAAACAATTTAGCTAAAATGTGGTTAAAGTGGTTAGGGTTTAAGTTGGAAGAGTCTCAACCTTATGGGGCAAAACAACTACCTTTCCGATTATTTAAAATGAATTTAGAAAAATAATATGTGCGATCCAGTAACAGCGACCCTAGCCGTCATAGCAGTAGCAGGAGCAGGGACAGCGGCCTATGGCGCGCATCAACAAGCCTCTGCACAGAAAAAGTCCGCCAAATTCAAAGCAGCAGTTGCAAGAAACAATTCTGTCATTGCCAAGCGAAAAGCTGATAATGAACGGAGTCGTGGGAAGCAAGAGGAGCGAAATTATCGATCCAAGCTGGAACAGATTAAAGGAAAGCAACGATCCGGATTTGCTGGTTCTGGGGTCGTGGTAGATTCCGACACTGCATTTGAAATGTTGGGAGATACTGCATATCTAGGAGAAATTGACGCATTAACAATTAGAAATAATTCTGATCAAAGAGCTTATGGATTTGAAGTCCAAGCAATGAACTTTGAAGCCAACGCGTCCGTGGCCACCGCAGAAGCAAAAAACATTCATCCTTGGTTTAATGCCACAAACTCTTTCCTTGGTAGTGCTAATTCTTCCGCTGGTGGAATTGCTGGAAGTTACAACGCCGGACAAGCTGGCGGTGGTGGTGCAACAGCAGCCGCGTCGGATGAAAGACTTAAAATAAATATCAGAAAAACTGGAACTTCTCCTTCCGGAATAAATATTTATGAGTTCAATTATAGATCTCATCCTAAAACTCTTTACAGTGGAGTAATTGCACAAGAAATTAAAAAGACTCATCCAGAAGCCGTAATCACAAATGATTATGGATTTATGAGCGTCAATTATAATTTGATTGATGTTGAATTTGAAAAATTAAGATAAAATTATGCCTAGAATTCCAAATCCAGCCGATCTAAATATTGGTCAATCAGTTCAAAATATCCCTGATCAAACCCCTTTTCAGAATATTTCCGCTTCACCTGACGCTTTCGGTGCTCAAAGAGGTCGTGAATTCCAGAAGTTAGGAAATAATATCAGTGGTGCTGGCCAGAATGTGGCAAAAATTAAAGAGGAGCAAGACAAAGCTGACAGTTATAATGCCATGAATGGGGCAGAGGCGGACATTAGAGAAAGTCATTATGACCCAGAAAAAGGGATTTATAATCGGAAAGGCGCTCAAGCATTAACAGCTTATGAAGATTCACGAAAAGCCGTTGATGATATTTACGCTAAAAGATCCCAAAATTTAAGCCCTCAAGCTCAATTTAGATTTCAACAAATGTGGGGACAGAAGAGAGAATCAATCCTTAATGGGTCGGCTCGCTTCGAAGCTCAACAAAGAAACTCTTACAAGAACGATTCCTCAAACGCATTGATCAATAATTCGATTAATGATGCCGTTGAAAATTACAATAATCCTCAAGCCGTCACGGATAATGCCGCAATAATTCAATACACCCTTGAAGATTCTATTGGTGAATTGCCAAAAGATGCGACTCCGGAACAAACAAAAAGAAGAAATGCAATCCTAGAGGAGAAGTCCGGACAGGCGATGGACAAGTTGCACACTGGGGTTATCTCAAAATATGCTGCGAATGGTCGCACTGATATTGCAAAAGCATATTACAAGAATGTCAAAAGTGATATAAGTGGATTGAATCAGATCAAGCTTGATTCGATGATGAAGCAGGGCGATTTGAGAGGAAAATCACAACAAGAATTTGATAAAATTTCCAATAGCGGAAAGGACGAGGCGTCTCAATTACAAGCTGCACGCAACATTAAAGATCCAGAGCTTAGGGATTCTGTGGAAGCAAGAGTCAAATCAAGTTGGAATGACCCTAAAACTAGGCAGCAAGAGACGGCTGAACTAATCAAAAGCGAATCATGGCAACAAATAGTTGAAGGGAAAAGTCCAGAGCAAATCCCTCTTGAAATGTGGGCATCTCTTGACCCTGCAACTCAAAAGAAAATGGAGAAATTTTCCGTTGAAGGTGCGCCAAAAAATTCAAATCATATCTCCTATCTTGAGTTGAAAAATAAAATGGCCACGGATGAAGACGATTTCCAGAAGACTAATTTATTTGATTATGCAACTGAATTAAGCAGCAGGGATTTTAAATATTTCGATGATAGGCAAAAAGAATTAATGAAAGATGACCGCAGTGGATTAGTTAAAAACAGAACGAACCTAAGAATCGTTAGTGACAGACTGGGAGCAGTTGGAATTAAAAAATCTAAATACGGAGGAGGCAAAAATGATAAGAAAATTGCCATCTTCAACCGTGCATTGGATGAGAAGCTTGAAACATTTGCCCTCGAAAACAATAGAGCTGCCAGAGAAAATGAAGTGGAATCAATCATCGATAGCATGCTAATAAAAGGTGAAGTCGACGAAACTGAATTGGGAACAGGAAGATTTGGAACGGATGAAAAGTTTGCATTTGAAGGAAACTTCAATAGCTTTACTGTTGACGAGGTTTCAAATATCCCTTCTCAATTAAAGAGAGCGGCTGAAAATAGTCTAAGAAAAAGAAATATTTTAGTGAACGATGAGAATATCATCTCAATGGTTAATAAACATTTAGAAAGACAAAATGCCAAATAATTTACAGCAAGACTTTGACGATATAGCGATTGATCTTTTTGAGAAACAACCAGAAAGAAAGGTTAAAACCAATATTATAGACGCCTCTTCAAAAGATCCTGATAAATACGCGGAGAGCTACAATCTGGCCAAAAAGAACAATCTTCCCGTTGAAACAGTAGAGAATAATCTTGATGAGGTTAAGAAGAAAGACAGGCAGGAAGATTTCAATGAGGAGTTTGATAATTCTTTTAAAGATTCTCCGGAGGTTTTTAAATTCCTTGAGGACAGGGACAATGCAAATCTTGCTTATGATGATTTAAATTTATTACAAAAAACAGAAAAAACTTTCAACAAATTTGGTTCGGCCCTTAAAAAAGGTTTTGCCGCTGGTGATGCCACCTCTCAATTAGGGAGAGTGTCGCTTGAACAAAATATAGGGGTAAGGGACTTTCAACCAGCCCAAAAAGAGATTGACAGATTGAGTGATATTATTTCTGACGATCCCGGGCGTGATGGATTCATTAATGGATTTATCTTTCCGGGTGCAAAATTTGTTGGACAGATGGCCGATAACCTTGAAGGGGCCTTTTATGCCGGCGCTGGAACAGCAGGGATTGCCGCGATAGCTGGACAGGCTGGGCCACAAGTTCTTTTGCCAGAAGAGCTTGTCACAGTACCAGCAGCTTTTGCGTTTGGTTCTGTCTCATATTTAGCCTCGCAAGCGTTCGTTATTGAAGCAGGTCATACTTACGAAGCGGTCAAAGAGATTGAAAAAGAAAGTGGTCAAAAGGTAGAGCCTTTGGTTAAACATGGAGTTGCCGCTTTTGTAGGGGTTGCGAATGCAAGCTTAGAAATGGTTGGCCTTAAATATGCGTCCGCACCTTTGAGGGGTGCGATCAAGAAATATCTCTCCAACGAAGGAAAAGATATTTTAGTAAACAAAACTAAGACAGCGGCAATTAAAAAATTTGCGACTGAATACACAAAGGCTATGGCAGCGGAAACCACCACGGAAGTTTTGCAGGAGGTTGTAAATATTGTGGCTGAGGAATATGCAGGAGCAGTTTCAATAGAGGATTTTCAAGGCAAGAGTTCTGACGAAAATATTAGTAGGTTGCTGCACACTATGACTGAAACAATGCGAGGAATGGCAATCTTGGGTGCTGTAGGCCCGGGCGTTAGCCTTCATGTTGATTATGCGAAGGCCAGAAAAGCAAAGAAGAATAAAGAATTGATGATTGAGCTTGGCGAAGATGCTCAAAATTCTAAGTTATTACAAAGAGCGCCGGAAAAATTCCGTGAGTTTGTTTCAAAAGTAAAAGGAAATGTGGAGTCGGTTTATTTCGATGTGGAAGATTTTCAAACTTATTTCCAATCTAAAGACCTTGACCCAAACGAAGTCGCTGTGCAGTTGGGAGTTGAAAGCAGCTTGGAAGAAGCCAAATTAACCGGAGGAAGCATTGAGATTCCTTTGGAAAATTACGCTGAAAAAATGGCGGCCACTGAATATCACCAAGACTTAATCGAGACAATGAAGTTTGCTCCGGATGATATGACCTCCACTCAAGCCGATGAGATTGTTAATCGTGGGATTAATGAGGTTTTACAAGAGCAAGCAGATTTAGCCACTGAACTTGAAGCAAAAGAAAAGGCCGACGCCGCACCTTCTGAACGAGTTTTTGGTGAAGTTAGGGATGAGTTAAGAAAAGCAGGAAGATCGTTTGATGTGGCAGAAAAAGAGGCTTTATTGCACCAATCATTTTTCCGTACTCTTTCTGAAAAAACTGGAACTGACGCCTACTCACTTTACAAAGGCCAAAATCTCTCAATCAAAAGAGAATTACCAGAAAGTGTGAGGGCAAAAAATATCAATGAGCAGGATTTGGCTCTTGAAGAATTAAGATCTTACCGTGGAATTTCTGACAAAAAAGCTTTTGGTGATTCATTAATCCAACATATCTCAAAGAAAGGCGGAATTAATCCGAATGATAATCAATCTGGCGATTTATTGGGAATGGATCTTGATAAATATCACACGAACAAAGGCGCTTTCACCAAAAAAGTTTTCCAAGATACAGGAAAATTTCTTGATGATATTGCATTAACTGCGTGGGAAGATGGTTATTTTCCGGAACTTGCCAGCAGGCCAACCATTGAGGATTTAGTCTCTAAGATTGATCAAGAATTGAGAGGCGAGATTCAATATTCTGAACAGCAGGGCAATCTTGATTTGCAGGAAAAAGTCAAAACTCTTGATGAGTTAGACCAATTCTTAAATGAAATTGGCGCTGATATTAATACCATGACGAATCAAGAGATCAAAGATTTGATTGCTGATTATAGGAATGGAGTCGAAACAGACATAAGTAATAAGAGTGACGGGCAAGAAACCCAAAAGGAAGTAGAGCTGGAAATTGAGAAGATAATAAAAGCCGAAAATAAAAGTAAAGTAACAGTTGAAGAACTTGAAAAACCAGAGCCAGAATTCAAGCCAGAAGTTAAGCCAGAACCAATTAAGGTGGAAGCGCCTATTGAAGATTTTGGAGAAAAAATTCACGGAGCTAAAAAAGACGCTTGGATTGAATATAGTGCAATTCTTGATGAATCATTGCCGGAAGATTTGTCAAAAGTAACTTTAGCAAAATATTTCCCAGAACCTAAATATGAAACCCTTATTGCCAACGGGGCAGATGTTAAAGTTTTGGCCGCTATTAAAGCAATCAGAGATGAAATTCCTTCTAAACCAAGAAGATCTTATAAATTAAAAAGATGGGCCGAGCAAGTTGAAAGCGTCCGCGGATTATCTAACGACCTATTACTTGGCAATTTAGAGGTTGATGAGTTGGTTAGTAAGATGAATCAAGTCTACACAAGTTTCGACAAGAGAATTGATCTTTATTCAAAACTAGGTTATCCAGCATTCACCAATGCCAAAGATTGGAGTATTGGCCAAGGTAAATTTTCTTTTTACAACACTGTCAAATATGACCCACCTAAAACCTTATTCCATGTCCGAAAAGGCAGGGATTATGGCAAGGCGTTTGAAACAGAGCAAGAAGCTATTACTTATTTGACAGCTAACTTGCTTATAAAACCAGACCCTCAAAAGAAAGTTACCAAACTTGATATTTATCAAGTGATGAAAACTGGCGAAGTTGTTATTGGTAAAAAAACCGGATCTCGTAAATATATCAAACTAAGAGGCGGCTTCACAAATGTAAAAGATGCTAGAGCTTTCTTAAAAGAAAATGAGCAATCTTTGCAAGAACTACTTGCTAAAAAGAAAGAGGTCGCCCCAACAAGAAAAGGATCTAATAGCCCTCGCGTGGGTGAAGACCATAGAATGGGGCAAAATATTTCGCCAGAAAGATTCGCCTCCGAGTTTGGTTTTAGAGGGGTGCAATTTGGAAATTATGTTGAGCAAACAAAAAGAGCCGAGGATTTAAACAATTCCTATGATGCGCTTCTTGATCTTGCTGATATAATTAATGTCCCTAGCCGCGCCCTTTCTTTAAACGGTGAATTAGCTTTGGCGTTTGGTGCGCGTGGTAGAGGTGGAAAAAATGCAGCCTCCGCACATTATGAAGAAAAAAACACTGTAATAAATCTAACTAAAAATAGCGGTGCTGGTTCACTTGGCCATGAATGGTGGCACTCTTTAGATAATTATTTTGGTAAAAAACAAGGCGAAGATTTTATAACAAACAGGCCTAGAATCAAAAAAGTTGTTAAGGGTGATGAGTTGGTTGATAGCGATGCAGTAAGGCCAGAAGTTGCCGCAGCATACAAAGAAGTAATGAAGGCAATTAAAGAATCAGACCTTCCGGAAAGATCTCTTGAGCTTGATAAAAAGAAAACAAAAGATTATTGGTCGACTGACATTGAAATGTCCGCCAGAGCTTTTGAAACTTATCTTATTTCCAAAGCGAAAGAGAAGGGTTATTCTAACGATTATTTAGCCAATGTCCTAGATGAAGAAGTATCGGATGTCTCTAATAAGATGGCCGCAGATCTAGGAATGGAGAAAGAGCCTTACGCCTACCCAACGGAAAAAGAAATGGGGGCGATAAATAAAGCTTTTGATAAACTGTTTGAAACGCTTCAAACAAGAAAAACTGAAAAGGGATTGGAATTTTTTCAATCTACCTTAAAAACTGACAGCAAAGAGTTTAAAGAATGGTTTGGTGATTCAAAGGTGGTTGACGAGAAGGGTGAGCCTCTTGTTGTTTATCATGGAACAGATAAA